CACTGCCTCACAGCATAACGTGTGAGTGCGCCGGGACTGGTGTCGAGCCTGAGACCCTCACCATACTCTACAGGCTAGCGACCGATGCGGCTGACCTGGCTAAGCGTGAGAGCCTTGATGAGATGGCTGAGCTCATACAGCACAGGGCGCATAGGGACACGGGGGTTGGGAACTGATGATGAGGCTGGTAATAGTAGAAAGCCCATTCGCTGGGCCGACGACGGCCGCCATGGATATGAACATGACGTACGCCAGGGCAGCGATCCGAGACTGCATAGATCGAGGCGAGTCGCCTTATGCATCTCATATGCTGCTTACGCAGCCCGGGGTACTCAACGACTCCGACGCGGCCCAACGCATGGTCGGTATTACCGCCGGATTTGGATGGCGGCGAGTCGCTGACGCAACAGTCGTATATCAGGATCTTGGGATTTCAGGAGGAATGGAAATGGGAATATCTGACTCGATATCTAAGGGCGTAATGGTTGTTTACAGATCGCTAGATGGGTGGTGCTCGGCATGACATATGCGAAATTTCTAAAAGACAGATGCTCGGTAGCGCAGTCCGTCGGAATAGAATCGCCGGATCTGTCGGTGCACCTGTTCCCGTTCCAAGCCGATATTGTGCGATGGGCACTCAATCGTGGGAGGGCCGCCATCTTCGCAGACACCGGCCTGGGCAAGACTGCAATGCAGCTAGAGTGGGCGATGAGAGTGTCGCGCCACGCTGGCAAGGTGCTCATTCTATGCCCGCTAGCAGTGGCAGACCAAACCGTGGCTGAGGGGAAACGATTCGGGGTTGATTGTGAATACACTCGTGAGCAGACCGATGGATCCATCCAGATAACCAACTACGAAATGCTGGACAGATTCAACCCGTCGGACTTCGCCGGCATAGTGCTGGACGAATCAAGCATACTCAAATCATTCAACGGTAAGACGCGCAACGCCATCATCGAATCATTCTCAGAAACCCCATATCGGCTGGCATGCACTGCTACCCCGGCACCCAATGACCATACCGAGCTAGGCAACCATTCCGAGTTCCTGGGCGTGAAGAGCCGAGTTGAGATGCTTGCTGAATACTTCGTGCACGACGGCGGGAGCACGCAGAACTGGCGGGTTAAGGGCCACGCTGAGGATGTGTTCTGGAAATGGGTATGCTCGTGGGGGGCAGTCGTGCGGCTGCCATCCGATCTAGGATATGAGGATGGCGACTACGCGCTCCCCCCGATTAACATGACCGAGCATGTCGTAGGCATAACCCATCAGGATGCATGGTCTGAGGGATACCTGTTTGCTCCAGATGTTATATCGCTATCCGATCAGAGGACTACCAGGCGCGCAACGATGGCGGCACGGGTAGCCAAGGCAACGGCAATCGCAGAGAGTGAGGATAGCCCATGCCTGGTTTGGTGCGAGCTGAACGACGAAAGCAACGCATTGGCTAAGGCGATCGGTGGAGCTGTTCAGATACAAGGATCGGACCACCTAGATGTGAAGCGCGATCGTCTGCTCGGATTCCGCTCTGGTGGACCGGCCCGGATCCTAGTCACCAAGCCGTCGATCGCCGGATTCGGCATGAACTGGCAGCACTGCCATAGAATGATATTCGTTGGCGCCTCCCATTCGTACGAACAGACATACCAAGCAATCCGTCGATGTTGGAGATTCGGTCAGAAGGCGCCCGTTGATGTGCACATCATCCGAGCCGAGACCGAGGGCGCGATCGTCATGAACTACGAGCGCAAAGCGGAGGCTCATCGCGTGCTGATGGATGGCATGCTTGAGCATACGCGAGAGATTCAAAAGACAACAATGGCCGCTCATCGCGAGTGGAACGAATACAACCCGCGGATCGATATGGCGATCCCGGAATGGCTAAAAGGGAGAACGGCATGAACGTTTTGGATCAGCAAGAGGGCAAGGGATGGATCGCATATCAGGGAGACTGCACGGATGTCGTGCGGGGCATCCCGTCAGAAAGCATAGGATACACTATATTTTCACCGCCATTCGCAAGCCTGTACACCTACAGCGCAAGCCCAAGGGACATGGGCAACGCAAAAAACGGTGATGATTTTGCCGAGCACTTCGCGCATCTTGTGCCTGAGCTGCTGAGGGTGACCAAGCCAGGAAGGTGCCTGTCCTTTCACTGCATGCTGATGCCGATGAGCAAGGCTAGAGACGGCAACATCGGACTGAGAGATTTCAGGGGTGAGCTGATTCGGATGTTTTCCGACGCCGGCTGGCTCTTTCATTCAGAAGTTGTTATCTGGAAAGATCCCGTAACCGCAATGCAGCGGACCAAGGCGATCGGGTTGCTCCACAAGCAGCTAAAGAAGGACTCGTGCATATCCAGACAAGGCATCCCCGACTATCTCATCACGATGCGCAAGCCGGGCGATAACCCCGACCGCGTATCCCATACGAATGAGACATTCCCAGTCGCTGAGTGGCAGCAGTATGCTAGCCCGGTATGGGCGGACATAAATCCGAGCGACACGCTGCAATATCGCAGCGCAAGAGAAGACAAGGATGAGCGGCACATCTGCCCGCTGCAGCTCGAAGTCATCCGTCGAGGGTTACGTATGTGGAGCAACCCTGGCGACACCATACTGAGTCCGTTCATGGGTATCGGTAGCGAGGGGCATGTCGCGCTGGAGGACGGTCGACTGTTCGCTGGCATAGAGCTAAAGCGCAGCTACTACGAGCAAGCCTGCCGCAACTTGGCGGAGTCCGGTTCGGGCAAGTCCCAAGGGAGCTTGTTTTAATGAGGCCGGGAGAAAGATTTGGGAGGCTCACAACGGTACGCGAAAGCAGTGCCGGAGGCTCCCAACGGTCGGCACATTGGGATTGCACGTGCGACTGCGGGGCAGTCAGGCGCGTTAGAATAAACAATCTGAGAGGGGGAGCGTCACACGGATGCGGGCACGCATGCCCGATCCTGGTAGCCATCAGGGAGGCAAAGCGCCTGAGGGGATATCGCGAATGAGCAAAGGAGTATGTTGGGCATGGGAGGTTCGCGACGACTGGACCGCCAAGAGAGACCCGGTGGGTCGTGAGCATGAGCTAACTGATGATTTCATGTTGTGTCACGTTGACGGCGTTGGATACCGGCAACATCTATGCAAGCGATGCGAGATATTCGTAATCGTGCTGGATGACAGAGAATGAGCACCGAGGAAACCAAGCTGTCTAAGCGCATACTCGATGCCGTCAACCTACTCCCCGGCGTGCGCATGTGGCGCTCCAACGTGGGGCAGAGGAACCGCACTAACCGCGACTGGAAGGGGCGCCCTGACCTGGTTGGGTACGTGGGGAAGTTCTTCTGTTCGCTGGAAATAAAAAGCGTTCAAAGACTGAAAGACCGAACGTCCAAGACATACCTGGCGCAGTGTGAGTGGAGGGAGATAGCGAGGAAGGCCGGCGCATCGTGCCACGTAGTATCATCTGTGGATGAGGCGTTAGAGGTGGTGCGGAATCTCATAAGGGAGCAGCGTGAGACTTAAGATCTGCACCAAGTGCCAGGTGGTTAAGCCGGTGACATCTTTCGCGAAAGCGTCGGCAAAGAAGGACGGGTTCAACTACTGGTGTCGTGCCTGTTATTCCGAATACGCAAAACGGCACCGGGCGGCTGACCCTACTAGGGTCAGAGCCGAGCATGCGGCCGCGACAGCCAAATGGCGCATCAATCATCCGGAGAGGTACAGGGAAAGCGCGGCTAAGTCGTCTGCCAAGTACAAAGCTAAGTACCCGGAAAAGGAGGTGGCCAGGAGAGCGGTCAGAGAGGCCGTGAGGCTAGGCTACATGTCCAGTCCTGGCGTCTGCGAGAGATGCGGCGGCGAGGGCAAGTTAGACGGTCATCACGCCGACTACTCGAAACACTTGGATGTTGAGTGGCTGTGCAGGCCGTGCCATGCTGCGGAACACACCGACTAAGAATCGTAAACAAGCAGCTAACGACTGCAAAGCGGCCAGCTAACAACTGGCAGAAAAGAGAGGGTCAACATGACCACATCAATACAGAAGGCTGACGACAGCCAAGGCGAGGCAATTGAACGCGTGCTGATTACGGGAGACCTGGGCAAGCTCACTCCAGAGCAAAGGGTTAGCTACTATGCTTCCGTCTGCGACAGCGTGGGTCTCAACAAGCTCACTAATCCCTTCGCCTACATCAAGCTGAACGGGAAGCTGGTGCTCTATGCCCTCAAAGGCTGCACCGACCAATTGCGATCGGTGAACGGCATCAGTATTCAGATCGTGGACCGTTCTCAGATCGGCGACATCTACACGGTGACGGCTCGGGCCACATGCAAGGGCCGCACTGATGAGGATGAGGGTTCAGTGAGCACCAAGGGGCTGTATGGCGAGGCATTGGCCAATCAACACATGAAGGCATTGACCAAGGCCAAGCGGAGAGTAACGCTTAG